GCCAGTACTCCGGGCGGACCCCGGCCGGCATGGCGCCCATCCCGGTCCGCATGGCCGCGCCGTAGGCGGCCTGCATGTCCATCTCGGCGATGCCAGCCAGCCGGGTCGACGCGGCCTCGACGGCGTCGGTCATCGACAGCCCGCGCGACAGGGCGTCGTGCAGGGTGGCGAACGGCCGGCGGTAGACCAGGCCGGCCGGGACCGGCCGCAGGTTGGTGACCGCGACGGCCGGGATGAGCAGGGGCGCGAGCGCCGTCCCGAGCGCCACGGCGGCCAGGGTGCCGAGGTAGTTGGCGACGTTGCGGCCCAACGTCGTCTGCCCGGACGTGACGACGCGTGCAGCGGCGGGCCCGAACCGGTCGGCGTCGGCATCCCGGTAGTCAGACAACCCCAGGAACATGCGCAACAGCGTGGACACGGTCACCGAGGCGGCCGAGCGCCGGGCGCGGGTCAGCTCTGCGGCGTTCACGCGCGCGCGCCCGCGGCCGGCCGGGTGGGCGGGCGCCCTCCCGCGGGCGCGGGCCGCGCGGCCGCGGTGGCCTTCGCGACAGTGGCCTTCGCCTTCGCCTCGGCCGCAATCTCGCGCTCGCGGTTGGTCGCCTCGCGGATCTCCTGTTCGGCGACCTCGCCGCGGAGTTGCTCGATCCGGGCGGGCCCCCACCCGACCTCTTCCATGATCAGCGGCAGGGGCACGCCGGCCCCCTGCATCTTGACCACGTAGTCGGCGACGACGGTCGGGTGGAACGCCGAGGGCGGCGCCCACGCGATCATCTCGGGGGCGGGCTCGGCGCCGCCCTCGATCCCGGCGATCTCCGCCATGATCGACCACAGTTCCGCGGTCGGGTCGGCGAACCGGGCGCACACGTTGCGGACCTTCGCGTTGTGGCCGGCGTCGAGCGCGGCGATGGCGTCCGCCGACAGGTTGATCATGTCGCCGCCGGGCAGGTAGTAGACCGGGGTCGTGGTGGCCGCCGCGAACGCGCGCATGTCCGACTCGATGGCGTCCAACATGCCGCGGGTGTCCGACGGGGGCAGGTCGACGAACTTCGGTTCCGGGTCGCCGGGCGCAGCCGGGGCGACGGTCCACACCTGGTCGGAGCCCGGCTTGAACGGCGGGATCGGCAGGCCGGTCGCCGGATCCTCGTCGGGCACGAAGTTGACCAGGGCGCGTTGCCGGTAGGCCTGGAACCGCTCCGTGGTCAGCCGGTTGAGCACCGACAGGTTGAGACGATCTTGAATGTCGATGCCCTCGCCCGCGAACTCCGGCAGCGGCTCCTCCCCCTCGTCGGCGTTGTAGTAGGGGATCACCGGGATGAGCAGGGTCGAGCGCTCCATCTTCGGTTCACGCGGGACCCACTGCGCGCCGCTGAACATCAGCGAGGACCGCCGGCCGCCGCCCTCGGCCTCGGTGACCGGCGACCACGCGTCGTTGACCTCGCGGTCGGTCTGGAAGTACCAGCGCTCGCGAGGCAGGTAGACCGTGGCATACCAGCGCTTGGCGAGCGGGTCGTGCCAGATGCGGATAGCCGCGAGGCGGACGGTGGGGTCGGCGGGATCGGTCTCGACGGCCACCCGGTCGGCGCCCTCGATCGTCACGCGCGGGCGCGAGCGGTCGCGCGGGTCCGCGCCCGCGACCGCGAACGCGCGCCCCTCCGACAGCGCCTTGCGCCAGATCGAGAACTGCCGGCCGGGCAGCCGGGCCGCCTTGAACAGGTCCCACATCGGGTCGTTCTGGCCGTCTCCGTCGCGGTAGCCGATGATCTCCATGCGGTCGGCCATGGAGCGGACGGCGAGCCCGCAGAGGTTCGTGCGCGCCTTGCGCTGGAACATGCGGAAGGCGTCGGAGATCTGGGACGGCCCGGTCGGCAGGTTGTGATCACCGTGGTAGTAGCGCCGCCACAGCTCAAGGGCCGATTGCCGGTCCGGGTCCACGATCCGGGGCGCGAGTCGATGGAGCCACTCAAGCGCCGTCAGATCACTGGATTCCGCCACACGCGCAGGGTATCCGGCGTGGACACGGTCTCGGGGTATTGCCACCACCACGGTTGCCGTGTATTGTCATTCCCATGAGCAACCCCACCCCCACCGCCCACGACGTCATCCTGATCAACGACAACCGGGACCGCGTCTCCTACGTCCGCTCCGACGGCGCCGTCATCGTCACCGAGGGCTACGAGCTGGACCCCGGCGAGCTGACCCTGACCACCCCCGCCGTCCGCGGCGGCACCCCCGCCACCTGGACCGTCCGGACCGGACCCGACGGCCGCCGGGCCTGATCGCCCCGTGGACACGCCCCCGCCACCCCGGCGGGGGCGTTCCTGCGTCAGAACCCGAACGCCTTCTTCTTCGCCCGCGGCTTGTCGAACCCCTTCGCCACCGCCCCCTTGCGCGCCCACAACGCGAGGACCATCGCCACCGCAGCATCGATCTTGCGGCGCGAGTCCGGATGCTCCTTCGCGATCGTGATCCCCGACGGGGTCTCCTTCCGCCGAGCGTTCAACGCGTGCTGCGTCAGCGCGAACGATCCGTCGTGCGACATCGAGCCTCCCCGCACAGCCTCCTCGGCAGCCTCGACCGCCTTGACGATCTGCCCCAACCGGCCACCCGTCATCCACCACTCGATGGGGTGCTCCTGCGTGGCCTTCACCGGCAGCCGGCGACCCCACGTCGCCTCCCACCCCGCAACGTCGTTCTCCCACTTCGCCGGGTCCGCGAAGAACCCGACCACCCGCCACCGGTCGAACGCCATCCGCACGGCCGCGTGGACCTCCGGCCGGGGCACCTCCCACCCCTTGCCCTGTTTGCCGTCCGGCTGCTCCCACACCTTGATCTCCCACACGTACCCGGTCGGCACATGGCAGCCGACCAGCGCCGTCGCGTCGACGATCCCCCGCGCGCGCCTGCGCGAGCCGTCGAACCCGAGCGTGATGATGTCGCCGTCGCCCACCGGCGAATCCGGCTGATAGCGGGCCGCCCACTCGACATGCGTCAGCCACGCCGTCGCCGCGTGCGTGACCTGGTTGAAGTAGTACATCCGGGCGTCCTGCGGCTCCGTGTCCGGATCCCAGAAATCGTCGGCGATCCTCTCCAGGTTCACCCAGCCGCCGCGCTCGCCCGCCGAGTCCCCGTACGCGTGCGCGAGCCCCGCCATCATCGAATCGGCGTCCTCGGGATCGGTCTCCGGCGGCGCCTCCCGGTGATCGAGCAGGATGCCCTGCGACCGGGTCTTGCCGGCCTTCTGCCGGGCGTAGCTCTTGAACGACCCCTCGGCGACCGACTCGTCCCCCGGCCGGTACGCGTTCGGCGACTCGATCGAGGTCCCCTGCGTCTTCGCCAGGTTCCGGCGGACCGCAGCGGCCAGCCGGCGGCCGCCGTTGGACTCGACCCACGATTCCGTCTGGTCGAGCGACGCGAACACCGGCCGCCCGCCCTCGCGCGAGTTCGCCGAGCTGGTCGTGAACTCGACGCGCACGCGCGGGCCGCGCACGAACGTGTCGAGCGCCTCGACGCCCGGCCAGTTGATGATGTCGCCGCCGCGGACCATGTCCAACAGCGGTTCCCACGTGTTCGACGTCTGGTCCTCGGACGTGGCGATGATCTGCGATTTCGCCTTGAACCCGAGCGACGCCCACTCCCGGCCGACCGGGCGCCCGTTCGCATCCCAGCCGTCCAGCAACGCCGGCCCGAACGCCTCGAACAGCGCCACCGAGGCGAGGACCGGCGACTTACCCCACCCCTTCGCCCTCGACAGGATGGCCCGCCGGATCTCCCGGGCGTTGATCAGTTGGGATCCGCGGATGATGACGCCGTCGAAGTCGGCTTTCACCCGGTAGAAGTTGAGGATGAACTGCGCCTGCTCGCGCGTGTAGACCAGCGGCGCGCCCGCCGTCGCCCCGTCCGGCACAACCAGGTGGGATCTCACCCAGTCGAGGCAGACCCATCCGAGCGTCGGCAGCTCGCCCTCGAACGCGGGTGCCCACGGCACGCCGCGCTACCCGGGCGGCGGCGGAACAGCCGGCTTGTCGTCCGGGACGTCGAGCGCCGTCATCAGCATGATGACGCCGGCCGTGTCCACGTGGTCGAGCACGTCGCGAAGCGCGCCCGCGATGCGCAGGTTCCCGCCGTCCGGGTCACCCCACGGGTTCTCGTCGATCTCCCACCCGGTGAAGTACTCGCCGAGGCGCTCCCGCAGCGCGTCCAGCCGGCGCGCCCGGTCGCTCACGGGTTCACCACCACATGCAGCCCCGCATACGGGTCCGCCACCGTGGACACGTCCGCGTCCGGGTCCGTCGGGTTCACCGGCACCTCGGCCGGACCCACCTCGGGACGGACCACGTCCCAGCCCAGCCGGCGCATGGCCAACGGGTTCAGCCCCAACCGGTCCTCGATCTGGCGGATCTCCGAGGCCGCCGCGAGGCTCGCCGTGCGGGACAGCACCACATACCGGGCGACCACCCGCCACACGCCGGGCCCCATGCGCGCCCACGCGGCCGCCTGCGGGATCTTCCACAGCTCGCCCCACAGCGCGAGTTCGCCCGCGACCTTGCGGCCCGGCAGCGGCCACTCCGGGACCGGCCCGTCGTAGGCGGCCGGCAACACCGTCTCCGCGACCGGCATCGCGTTGCGCCGTGCTCGATCCTCCGGCCTCTTCGGGGGCCGTCCCGATACCAGCGACATCCGACGTGCCTCCCGTTGCGGGTCCGCGCCGCGCCCG